TGAACCCCGACGCAGATACGACCACTCCGCGTACACAAGGTAGTGTCGCGCAGTGCATTCGCCTTGGTATTCTCCCATAAGGAGGACCCATGGCGAACACAGTCGGTCTACGTTCCATCTCCTCCGAGGGTGTCGAAACACTCTCGAGGCGTTTGAGAGCAGCGGGGATCCGTTGGCAAGAAGCCAACTCCCGCTACCTCCAACGTAGGATGGCATGGGACGTCGCTCGCCTGGCTAATTTAGCCCAGGAGGCCGCGCTCTACGTCGACTTTGCGAACGCAAAGTATGACGTGAAGCAGGCCACTGATGCATACTACGCCGTTGTATCTGAGGTTAGTCGCTTGAAAACAGCGGTTAACTCCGAGAAGACGGCGCGGCGCATTGCCGAGCTGATGTCTCAACTTAAGGAGGCTCAAGACAGCCTTGCTCGATCAACTCGCAGCAAGACCGAGAGAATTCTCTCAAGCCTTTAAACAGCAAATGAATCTCAATTGGGTAACACCCAAAGGAAGGAATCTATGCGTAAAGCAACAGAAACCCAGACAGCAAACACACTCACTCCTTCTTCTGCACGTTCGTACATTAGGAGGACTGTCCAAAACGAGATATGTTCATGTCTCGTCAATGCACGTGTAGTCGGTGACTGCGCATGGAAGGAATATTACCTTCGCAGCGCAGCCCTCGATGTACTCGTGTATGCTTATGCAGAACACGCCCTTCGCGGGCTTGAGTCTGCTAAGTGGATCAAGGCGGCAGCCCAGGAAGTCCTTTCAGACCTCTGGGCTACGCAAGACCCCTTTTCGACCGTCGCAAGGCGGTCGAAGCTGGGCAGGTGGCTCTCTAAGAGGATGGCCGCAAGGCTTATCCTCGAGGATGGCTATCAGACCTTGATGGTGAAGTTTGCTTGTCCTAATTCACGCTGGCTGACGGCTGGTTGGTACAGTAATTGGCTCCAGCTCTGCTGGAACTCGGTTACCGTGTCAGTTCAGCTCGTCAAGGTGCCCACACTTGCACAGCTTACAATTAGCTGTGTTGGGGACTAGGAGGCACTACGTGACTCCTAGAAGGCATTTGGACAAGTCTGCCCTTGCTAACCGGCAAGAGCGTATAGACTTTATCAAAGAGGTCGAGGCATCCCTCTTCCGGGATGCAAGAAACCTACTTCAACATTCCTTCAGCGTGC